CTGAGGGTGTGTCGTTTCGCACGCGCGAGCGGTAGTTTTTGTATGGTAGGAATATCAAGGGGTTACGGCGATGGGTGACCGAGAAGCGCAGATTCGGGCCGAGATCGAGCGCCTGGAACGCCTCGCAGACGCGGCCGAAGACGCCCGAAGTTGGAACGCTGCGGTGACCGCCGCGCGCCAGTTGTCGGCGGTGCAGTCGGACCTCGCGCGCCTCATCGACGAGCGCGAGGCCGAGGCCATCACCGAGCCCCTCGACCGCGTGCGGCGCCTTCTGCGGATGGCGACCGAGGCGGGCAGCTACCAGGCGGCCACGGCCCTCGCGAAGGAAGAAGCCCGCATCGTGGAGGCCGCCCGCATCGTCCCCCAGCCGGACGAGTTGGCCGACGCCACCCCCGAAGAGCTGCTCGAGCTCATCCTGTCCGCGCTCGCCGGTATGCCCGACCCCATCGTGGTGCAGATCCGTGACGCGTGCACCAAGCAACTCGGCGGGCCGCATCTGAGGGCCGTGTAGCGGGTGGACCTCGCACGCCTCGCACGCGCCACCCAGGCGCTTCGGAAGCGCGCCGACGCCTGTCCCGTGGACCACATCGCGTGGCTACCGGCGCAGATCGAGTTCCTCTCGCACGACGCGCCTGAGCCGGTGCTCTACAGGGCGGGCAACCGCCAGGGCAAGTCCACGGTCGGCTGCGCTGAGCTCATCTTCCGGGCTCGCGGCGTCCACCCCTACAAGCAGGTGCCCGCGGGACCGGTGCGCCTGGCAATGGTCTGCTTCTCCAAGATTCAGTCGATCGAGATTCAGCGCGTGTTGTGGGAGCTGATCGGGGGGCCGGACAACTCCGAGTTGTCCGAGGAGACCGAGTTTCGGCCCCGTACCGGCTTCCGCGGACACCGGCCGGTCATCCAGTTCGCGAACGGGTCCGAGATCCACGTATTCGGCAACGCGCAGGGCGCGGGGGCCATGGCCGGTGCTGAGTTCTCGTGGATCCTGATGGACGAGCCTCCCGCCCGAGACGTGTACGACGAGTGCAGGGCGCGCGTCCGCAACATGGGGGGCGGTATCGGGATCACGCTGACGCCAATCAACGGCCCCCCGCTCCCGTGGCTCCGCAACGAGACGGAAGAGGGCCGCGTGCACGACATCCACGTGCGCCTGACGCCCGAGAGCCAGATCAGCCCCATTACGGGCGTGCCCCGCCGGACGAAGACGGGCGTGCCCTGGGACGCGGAGTTCATCTCGGAGCTGGTCAGGACCGAGAACCCCATAGACGCGCCGATCCGGCTGCACGGGGAGTGGGAGTCGCGGTCTGAGGGTCAGTTCTTCGCCTGCTTCGACCCTGACCGACACCTGACGCGTGGCTTGCCCGAGGCCACGCTCAAGCTGGCGCTGGGGATCGACTACGCAGCCGCAGACCGTGACCTCGGCATGTGCGCGGTCCTGACAGCGGTTGAGACGGTGCGCGAAGAGGAGTCGCGGCGGTCGTTTCACCACCTGTTCGCGTTGGACGAGGTCGTGGTGCCCGGAACCACCACCATGGAGGTGTTCGCTGGGGCCATCGTGCAGATGCTCGGTGACCATGAGATCCGTTGGCACGAGCTCGACCACGTCCTGGGGGACAACCCGGTCAGGTCGCGGCACGTCGTCAGCGGGAACAGGGAGCTCGCTCGGTGGGTTTCACGCCGTCTGCGCGTCCACCAGAACGCGCTAAGGCCCCGGATCCTCTCGGCAAAGGAGAAGGGAGGCCAGTCGGGCGCGGCTCGGCGCTCGAAGGACATCCGTTGTCGCTGGATGTACGGCGAGATCGCCGCGGGTCGGGTGCGGGTGCACCCTCGCTGTACGACGCTCATCCAGGGGTTGCAGGAGTGGGACTACGGCGACCGGCACCCTTACAAGGACGTGCTCGACGCGTGGATGTACGGGCTTCGGGACTACTGGAGCGAGGCCGGACGTTGGGGGGACTTGCCCGCACGGGTTCGGGTAGGCTAAGGTACGCGCGTGATCGCTCCCCCGCTTCCGAAGGATCCCGCCGAGTTGCAGCGGGTCGAGCACACCCGGTTGCGTCGTCGCGTCGTGTACTCGATGCACGAAGACGACGTCATGGGGCGTCTCAAGCAGACCGTCGGCAACGTCCGGAAGGAAGCCTGGCCGCCCGCGGACATGACCGCGAACCCCGCGCGGCACGTCTATCAGCAGCTCTCCGGTCTGTACCGCCAGGTGCCCGAGGTCAAGCCGCCGGACGGCGCGGAAGACGTGGCCGCCGCCATCTCCGAGGCCGGCTGGTGGCAGTTGGCCCAGCGGAACCAGCGGGACACGCTGGCGCTCAACGACCATCTCGTGCACGTGGACATCGTCGAGGATGAGCCGGTCTACCGGCTGGTGCCGCCCGACATGGTGTCCGTCGAGGTCAACCCGGCGCGGCCGTCCGAGATCGTGGCGGTGCGGGAATGGGCGAAGGACCCCGACAAGCCGGATGAGTGGGTGCAGTACGTCACCGACCCGCGGACCAGCACCTATGCGGCGCTCGACAGCCGCGGGGACGACGTGTCTGCCCGGGTGCTCAAGGGCGAGTTCTCCGGAGACGCCTACCGCTGGCAAGTCGATGGCAAGCCGGCCCTGCCCTACATCGCGTACCACGCGGCCGAGACGGGCTACGCCTTCGACCCCTTCAGCGCTCGCGAGGTCTTCGACGGGTCGCTGCAGCTCGGGGTCTACTACACGCTGCTCGCGCACGTCATGGCTGACGCCTCGTGGGCCCAGCGCTACGCCATCGGCGCGGAAGTCGCCGGCCTGTCGATCAGCGATGACGCCCCTCGAGCCGAGGTCATCACCGACCCCGCGATGCTGCTCATGCTGCGCGCTGACCCTGACCACCCGGGACAGCCTGTCGTGGGTCAGTGGACGGCTCCGCTGGCACCCACCGAGTTGCTGTCTGCGATCGAGCGCTACGAGCGCCGCGTCGTCGAGATGGCGCTGGGCACCGTGGGCGTTTCCCGCCGCGAGTCCGACGTCCGGTCGGCGGCTTCGCTGGCGGTGTCCCGAGAGGCGCAGCGCGAAGCGCAGCGGTCCTATGAGCCCCTGTTCCGACGGTCGGACCTGGCCCTGTGCCGTCTGACCTCGGGCCTGATGGGCGCGCCGACGTCCGGCTGGCGCATCAGCTACAAGTCGCTGCCGCGCGATGCCCACGAGCTCGCCGCGGAAACCGAGCGGCTCATCGCTCAGGTGGAGGCGGGGCTGCTCGACCGCGTCACCGCCTACCAGCAGCTCCACCCGGGGCTGACCCGCGACGAAGCCTCCGCGGCCGTGTCGCAGATCTCGAGCATCAACAGGGCGACCGCTCCCGCGTAGCCCGCAACGCCAGGACGTGACCCCATGGCCGACGAGCCGCTGACGCCGCCGCCGTCTCCCGACACCGTGCCCTACGGACGATTCCAAGAGGTCGTCAGTGCGCGGAACACCGCCACGACGCGCATCGAGGCCCTCGAGGCTGAGCTGCAGGGCCTGTCCGAGAAGGCTGCGACCGTAGACACGCTCGGGACGCAGCTCAACGAGACGAAGGCGGCCCTGGAGAAGGCTAACGGCCGTTTCGGGCGCTTCAAGACCATCGCGGGTGCTCTCGGGACCGCCGACGAGGAAGCGGTCGAGGCCGCGGAGTGGGCCTACAGCCGCCTGCCCGAGGAAGGCCGGCCCGAGCTGCCCGACTGGCTCAACGGCATCAAGGAGAAGCCCGAAACGGCCCCCAAGGTGCTCCAGTCGTGGATGCAGGGGTCCGGCGAGACGCAGCAGACCACCACGCCGACCCCGAAGCCCGCCCCGCGACCTCCGACACGCGGCCCGACGCCACCGACGGCCCCGCAGACCGTCACCGCGGCGCAGATCCGCGAGGCACGCGACTACGCGGTCAAGACGGGCGATTGGAGCCGCTACAAGGCGCTCGCGGAGGCTGGCGGCTACCGGCGTAAGAGCGGGTAGACTTGCGCGGCCGTTCGCCGGTCGCTACACTTCCGACAAGAGGCCCAGGGTCGCACCCGTTGTCAGCGTAGGGGCAGAAGAGTCCACTACAACAACGGAGGCCCCAAGTGGCTGACGAGATCGTCCCATCGACCATCGGCGACCTGATCGCTGGCGAAGTCATGGCCGCGGAGTTCCTGATGCTCCTGGCCGCGTCCGAGGACAACGTCCTCATGCACCCCGCGCTGATGCGTGCGACCGCGAGCTCCCGCAGCTCGACCGTCGTGCGGGTCCCGCACTTGGGCCTCGCGGGCACCAACATCCTGTCGTCCACCACGCCGGGCTCCGAGGTCGCGAACACCGCGCTCACCGTCGGCAGCACCGATGTCACCATCGCGATGCGCGCCCTGCGCTACACCCGCGACGACCTCGCCGGCTACATCGCAGACGGCAAGCTCGACGCGCCGATGTTCGCCCGCGCCGCTGTCATCAGCATCGCGCAGACGCTCATCGACCTGATCGCCAACGTGACGGACGATTTCACGTCCACCACCGGCACCTCGGGCGTCAACGCGACCTGGAACGACATCATCGACGCCAAGACCACCCTGGGCGTCGCGAACGCTTCGGGCCGGATGCTCGGCCTGCTGCACCCGCAGCAGTGGGGTGACCTTGAGTCCGACATGCTGTCCGCGGGCGTCTCGCTCGCCAGCGTGGCGGCCGGGTCGCTGAACGCCGGTCTGGGCTCCTTCAAGGGCTCGTGGCTGGACATCGACTTCTTCACCTCCACCCGCGTCCCGCTCGCCAACACCTCGGCCGACCGTGCCGGCGCGATCTTCACCCGCGGCGGTGTGGCTTGGGCCGACGCGCAGATGGACGACGAAGGCGACCCCAACATCGCCAACCTCGGCCGCGGCTGCTTCGAACGCGAGCGCCAGGGCACCTACCTCGCGACCTCGTACATCATGAGCCACGCGGCCGGTGTGTCGAAGGCGCTGGACGGTGCCGGCGTGTCGGTCATCACCGACGCCTGACCTACAGGCGGGCGCCCTGGGGCGTGGGTCTGCATCTCGGGCCCACGTCCCCTGGGGTGCTTGCCCGCCCCTCGGGGCGCCCCCTACCCCACAAAGGACGTGACCCATGGCCAAGCAAGTAGGCACCACCTCGACAGGACCCCGAAAGGTCGTCCCCGAGTTCTCCACCCGCGACAACGGGCTGGGGTTCCCCTGGGTAGACGAGTCCGAGGCGTTCATCCTGAAGTTCCACCCCGCGCGGTGGACCATCATGGCAGGCCGGCTCGTTCCCTCGCTCGGACAGGACCGCTTGGCCCCCGGCATCAACATGGTGTCGAAGAGCCGCGATGGCCGCGTCTCCTTCGCCGCATGCCGCGCGAAGATGGAAGAGAGCGGCTGGAGCTACATCCCCTACGAGTGGGGTCCCGACGGTGAGAGCTACCTGCAGGCGATCGACACGCGCCCGCGAGGCGCCCGCGAGACCCGCACCGCACACATGACCGTCTGGGACAGCGCCTACGCAGGCGACCCCCGCGTCTACCCCGACGAGGAAGCGTACAGCGCCTGGCTCGCGGGGCTCATCAAGGACGGGAAGATCCCGGCTTGCCCGCCGCAGATCGCCCGTCGGATGCTCGAGAAGGCTCGCGGCAAGCTCGCTCGCGCGGCAGCCCAGGTCGAGCGCGGCGGTGACGGCGCGGCAGAGGCCACCATCCGCGCCGAGACGCTGCGTACCCAGGTCGACGTGCTCACCAAGGCGGCCAACACCGGCAAGCGTGGGCCCAAGGCCCGCGGTCGCCAGGCGTCCGGCGTAGACGTGGGTTCCTGATGGCTGGCGAAGGCGAGCGCGACCGAAAGGCGATCGACGGCACCACCAAGGCGCTCATCAAGGAGGGGTTCCGCCCCGACGATGCGCGTAAGAAGGCGGTGGAGTCGATGAAGCGCGTAGATCGTCGCCTGCGCGAGCAGGGCCAGCGCTGATGCCCTACCTGCACCACGACCCGCCTTTCATCTTCGGGCACGTCCCGAAGACCGGCGGGACGTGGCTCAAGACCGCTGTCGAGCTCGACAAGGTCCACGGGATGCACGGGCCCCCGCGACAGCTGTCCTACCAGCTGCACAGCCACCGCGTCGTGGCGCAGATCCGCGACCCCTGGAGCTGGTACGGCTCGCTCTACCTGCACCTGCTGGCGATGGGGCGCGAGTCCTCGCTGGCGTGGTGGGGCGATGGTTCGTCCGAGTTCGCGGACGTGCTCTACGGCTGGACGCACCTCGAGGAGAGGTGTCAGGACCGGATGGGACCGCTCGGCGTGTACGAGCACGAGGGGCCGGGTGAGCCGCCGCGGGTCGGCGGGCTCTGGACCTGGTTCTACCGGTCGTTCCTGGGCGAGATCGACGCCACCCTGGTGGATCTCGCGCAGGCCCCGCAGGGCTGGACAACGCTGCTCGACGGGCCGCTGCCCGACACCGAGCCGGCGAACGTGCGGGGGTCGGCGGACTACTACCGCGCCACGTACACCGACGATCTCAGGGCCATGGTCGCAGCCGCCGACGATGCCCTGATTGCCCACTGCGGCTACACGTTCCTGGGGTCGGCAGCCGCCGGCCCTACCATTCACTGGCCGCAACTGGCCGAAGGGTAGGAATCATGGCGAACGCCAACCAGAAGACCGCGCTCAACGTCGGGGTGAAGGGCCACAAGATGGCTTTCCTCCGCTTGGCCGACGAGGGCAGCGGCCAGACCACCGACTACTCGGACATCATCGTTGGCGACGGCGCTCCCTCGGGCGCCTACGGTCGCGCGAGCGGCACCACGCTGGTGTACCTCCGCAAGGACGCCTCCTACGCCTGGCAGGCCATGTACCTGTCCGTGGACGGCGGCACGACCTGGGGCGCCGTGGATGGCGTTCTGCGCGCCTCGGGCACCATCGCGGCCGGCGCCACCGCGGGCAACCTGGACAGCTCCCCGCAGACCATCGTGGCCGCCCCCGGTGCCGGCGCCTACATCGAGGTGCAGAGCATTCACTGGTTCCTCGACTACGGGACCGCCGCCTACGACGGCACGAAGACCGGCAGCCTGATGGCGAAGTACACGAACGGCTCGGGTGACGAGGTCGTCGGACAGGTCGCGGAAACGGGCTTTATGGACCAGACCGCGGACACCCACGCCGTCACCCACGGGATCGACTGCGTGCCGGTCGCCAACGCGGCTGTCGTCGCGCACGCGTCGAACGACTGGTTCTCGGCCGCGGGCGACAGCCCGGTCAAGTACGAGGTTGTGTACCGCGTCTGTCTGCTCGACCCGACCGCCTGATCTGAGGCCACCCGATGAGCGCGTCTGAAACCAACTACACCGCCCACGTCAGGATCCCCCACCTGATCGAGCGCGGACGTACGCAGCTCATCCAGTGCCCCACCTTCCTCGACGGTGCCGCGTCTGCGCCATCGTCGGGGACGGTCAGCGTGTACCGCCCCACCGAGGGGCCGGACGATACGCCCGTCATCGACGCGCAGGCGGTGACCATCACCTCGAGCGTGGCCGAGTACAGCGTCACGTTCGGGAGCTCGGCCAACCAGATCCCCACCACCGAGGCTCTCGGCGCCGGTTGGCGCGTAGAGTGGGCGCTGACCATGGCAGACGGCATCGTCCACACGTTCCGTTTCGACGGGGCGCTGGTCCGGCGTCGGCTGTACCCGGTGGTCACCGATCAGGACATGGAGCGGGCACACCCGGGGATCGATGCCCTGCTGCCGAGCGGTCAGACGCACTGGCAGAACCAGGTAGACGAGGCGTGGTGGGACATCCAGCGCCGGCTAATCGCCGCGGGGAACCGGCCGAATCTCGTCATGGAGCCGACCGCGCTCTATGACGCGCACCTCTCCCGCTCGCTGTACCGCGTGTTCCGGCTGCTCAAGACCCGGATGACGGTAGACAGCCAGTACGCCGCGCTCGCGGAGGAGTACTCGGCCGACTACGAGTCGGCGTGGGACGCGCTCCGCTTCCGCTACGACGCGGACGACCTGGGCCGCATCGACGAGAGCCAGCCGAAGCGGGGAGCTCAGCCGCAGGTGTGGCTCGGTAAGCTGCGCCGTGGCGGGTCCTGGTAATGGCGTCCGTCTCCTGGTCCACCCTGCACAGCCGTGTCGCCACGCAGGTGGAGACGGTCAGCGGCTTCGCCGAGTCGCTGTGGCCGCTCGACCCCTCGAGCAGCCCCGAGACGCTGGCCGACAAGGCGTTTGCCGTCGAACTGGAGCCGTCGATCGAGCGGTTGACCCGGCAGCAGGACGGCAAGCTGGCGCTGGTGGACACCGTGGTGGTAGTCCGCTTCTTGCGCCAGGTGTCGCCACACGACCAGGTGACCACGCTCCGCAGCGGCTACGACGACGCGGAGGGCATCCTACAGGCGCTCATGGCGCAGCAGGCGGCAGCCTGGAACGCCGGCCTGAGGGTCGTCTTCGTCGGGGGGCCGACCGTCGAGCGCATCGCTGGCGGTGACTACCTCCGGTACACCCTTCGTTTCCACATCCGACACTCGTTGACCTTCTGATAAGCAAGGTAGGAGCTACATAATGGCAATCCAAGCGGACGCACTTTCGTTCCGAGACGGGGTCATCCTCATCGAGGACGGCACCGCCGGCACCGTTCTGGACGTGACCGTCCAGTACGAGGCCGGTGACGTCTCGATCTCGGGGCTCAACCAGGGCCTGAGCGGTCCCTACGACATCACCGCGTACATGGACCGCGGCGAGCTCCACACCGTTCGGAAGACGAACCGAACGTTCCCCTCGCTGTCCTTCACCGCGACCTACACCGACCTGAGCGACGGCACGGAGGAGACGCTGCCCGACATCATCCTGAAGAACAACGCGTTCTCGGCCGCGGTGTCCACCCTGGGCGCGAATGCCGACGTGTACGCGCTCAAGATCACCTGGACGGTCACCGACCCGGCGGGCGGTACGCACGTCCTGACGGCGGACGATGTGGCGCTGTCGCTGGACATCGCGGAGGGTGACCCCAACACCTTCAGCATCAGCGGCACCATCTACGGCGCGATCACCCTGGCCTGAGTGAGGTAGGACGTGGACAACGGCAAGACAGAGATCAGCCTCGGCGGTACGGACGTGCAGCTTGCGCTTCCGCAGTCGTTCGCGCTGCTCTCGGACGTGGTGTCAGCCGCCTCGCGCAACCAGGGGCGCGCCTTCGGTGCGGCGCTCGGTATCTGCTGGCAAGGGTCGGGCAAGCCTCGCACTAGCCTCCAGGGCTACAGCTACGACGTGATGGTGTACGGCGGTGCCGTGCTCGATGAGCTCGCAGCGCGCGGGCTCAAGTACAACGAGCTGCAGGCCGCCGGTATGATGGCCTGGAGCCTCTGCGCTGCGGCCATCCTGACGGAGTCCGAGGTGTCCGACACCGAGGATTTTACCGGCGGCGCGGCGGCCTCGACTGGCTGAGCATCGAGATCGCCTGCGCCTTCGGGTGGGAGGACCCCCTGCACTTCTACTCGCTGCCTCGTGACGCTCAGACGCGCCTCCTTGCGTGGTGGCGTGTGCGTACCGAGCCGGCGAAGGCGAAGAAGCGCAAGCGGATCAGTCACCCGTCGTTCAAGTCGGACAAGCCCGACGCGTCGGCTTTGCTCGCGGGGGTGCTGACGTGAGCACGTTCCAGGCAGACAACGTGACGATCAGCGTGTCCGACGACGTGGCGGATCTGATGACTAGGATCGCGGCGCAGGCGGGGCAGATCTCGCTCACCACGGTGCAGGAGATGGTGGACGAGGTCTACGCCGACGCTGACCGACGCTGGCCTATCCTCACGGGCGTGTCGAAAGCGGGCTTGCAGAAGTACGCGCGTGTGCAGGACGGTATGGTCCTCGTCGGCATCCGCAACCCGGTGCGCTACGTCCGATACATTCGGAGTCGGAAGGAGGGCCGGGAGAAGCTCGCGCAGGCGCGGAAGCGCTCGGGGAAGTTCAAGCGCACGGCTCCGACCTGGAGCACGCTTGTCAGCGCGCCGCTAAAGAAGGTGGTCAAGCGCGATATCCGCAAGATCGCCAAGGCGTTCGTCAAGGCGGCAGGGAGCTAAGGTGGCCGAAGTCATCGACATTGCGGTACGCGCGGACATCGAGCAGCTCAAGGCGCAGCTCAAGAGCATCCCGGGCGTTTCGGACGCCGCGGCGAAGGAGATGGCGCAGAACATCTCGAAGCAGCTCAACAAGGCGACGGCGGCGACCGAGAAGGCGGCGGCGAAGGCGAATAAGGCTTGGGGCGGCGTCGAGAAGTCGAGCAAGGGCGCGAGTCGCGGCATTGCCTCCATCGCGCAGCAGATGCCGGACGTTGTGTCGCAGCTCTCGAGCGGCACGAACGCGGCGCAGGTGTTCACGCAGCAGGGGCTCCAGGTCGTTCAGGTCCACATGAACGACGTGCTTAAGCTGTTGACGCAGCACGGTGCGAAGATGGGCCTGCTGGGCGCAGCGCTGACCGCGGGCGGTGTTGCCTATGCGGCGTTTAGCCACCAACTCGACGCGGCCAACGCGAAGATCAAGCTGCAGCGCGAGCGGCTCGACGAGGTCGTGAACGTTCATCAGCGCGTCAAGGCGGCGGTTGTGGCGGCTGGCGTGCTGCAGGGGACCATCAGCGCCGACGCGGCGAACGCCTACACAGCGCAGGCGGAAGCGGCGCGAACGGTCGGGCCGGCGCTCGAAGAGGCGCGGCAGCGGGTGCAGGAGCTGAGCTCCTCGTTGCAGGAGGCAGAGTCCGACCTTGACGGGGCAACGCAGGCCACGGGGCGTATGACGGGTGTCGTCGCGGTGGACATGCTGCTGGCGCAGACGCGCACTGAGCATTTCACCGACGCGGCGCAGGGGCTTCGCCAGGAGTTGGCAACCGCCGAGAACGACGTTCGGCTGCTCACCGCGGCGCAGATCAACCTACGCGATGCGCTCGAGGCGACTGGCAAGTCAGCCACCGAGTCGGGCAAGAAGCTGGCCGAGTCCGAGCACGTAGACACAAACCTCATGCTGGCAGCCATCGTCGACCGGCGTCAGGCGGAAGCCGCAGCAGCCGCAGAGCGCGAGGCCGAGATTCAGGCGCGCGTAGACGCGGAGATTGCGGCGACCGAGCAGGCGCGGGACGCGTGGCAGAAGGCGCATGATGCGGAGATGGCGAGCATTGCCGCGGAGAAGGCTGCGCGTCAGGACTACGCGCTAACGCTGGCGAGTTCGCAGGCGGGGGCGGTTGCCTCCATCGCCAGCGAGTACGAGCGGCTCTATGGTCTGTACAAGACCGCCGCGATCACGCAGATCACCATTGACGCGGCTGTCGCAGCGATGAAGGCATACGCCACCCTTGGGCCGATCGGCGGTCCCATCGCGGCGGCGGCAATCGGTGGTATCGCAGCCATACAGGCGGGCGTGGTGGCATCGCAGGACACGCCGCAGTTCCATGTCGGCGGGCTCATCGGGGCAGGCGGCAACGCACCCGACGAGGTGGGCATTACCGCTCGGCGCGGTGAAGGCGTGCTCACCCGTCAGGGTGTCGAGGCCATCGGCGGCACTGCAGCGCTGGACGCGGCCAACCGAGGCACGGGGACGCCGGAGACGATCCGAATCGACCACGTCTACAAGGCCCGGTCGTTCGGCGTCGTGTTCAGCGACAGCTACGGGATGGCCGGGTCGCCTGTCCGACAGGCTATCCGTACAGCGAAGGGCCGCAGGGTCGGGCACAGGGACGTTTAGAGATGGGCACCAACAAGAGCACCGACTACAGCACCTATCAGGGGCTGCTGATCCCCGACCGCCGGCTCTCGGCGGATTCGGCCTGGGCGGCA